GATATTTAGAGGGGGATAAAGTGAACCTCTAAAGAATTGTTTGACATTTTTTGAGAATAGAATTATCTTTAAAAGAAATAATTATGGAGATTAAAATGGCGAAAGCAAAAACAACTAAGGTTAGCAAGAAAAGAACAAGAGCAAGAAACTCTAAAGGGCATTACATCAAAGACGATCCTAATACAGCACACAATGAAGCCTATGGAGAAAAACCAGTAGCAAAAAATAATATGTTTGGGATAGCTCTTGCTGTTTTATTAATTGTAGCACTTCTTTTTTTGGGTGGTAGATAATGACTTTAAACGAATATATTAAAGAAAAAAAAATGAGTATTGAGGATCTAGCACAAAAGATAGACGAACCTCATCACAGAAATGTTTATCGTTATATGCGGAATGTAATCCCACGCCCTGATAAAATGGAATTAATTTACAGGATTACTAACGGACAAGTAACTCCAAATGATTTTTACAAATTTATGAGGCAATAATATGAACATAATAACAAATGAACCAATAAAAGTAGATTTAGACGCATTTGAAAGAACAAGAATTTATAATTGTGCGTCAAGACGAGATCAATCATCTATGAATAAAGGTTCTAAGTCTATTATAAGTAATGAAAAACAAACTCATTTTGCTCATTTAATTGGTAGTGCAGGTGAATTTGCTTTTTGTAGGCATTTTAACGTGTTTTGGTCTGCTGAATATGATACATATAAAAGTAAACCTGATGTTTATTATAAAAGTATGGATTTTGAAATTCGCACTAGGACAAAAAAATGGTATGACTTAAAAATTGATAAAAGAGATAGTATCGAGCAAAGATTTGTTTTATGCTATGCAGATAAGCCATTAAATTATGTTTTATTGCAGGGTTGGATTGATGGCGAAACAGGTAAAGATGAAAGATATATAAAAGATTATGGTGATAATAATGTGCCAAATTATTTCTTTCCAAAAGATAAATTAAACCCAATACAAACTGCATTAGATGGGATAAATGATGGATAAAAATATAGAATTACCATTTTTTAACGTGCCAACTGACGCTCTAAAATCATTGCGAGCAGACATTGGACAACGTAATTATGAAAAAATATTACCAATCTATATCCATTTTTGGGGGATTGGTGGCAATCCAATTCCACTAGATTATGTTATCAAAAACTTTAAAATATCGGAAGAAAAAATCCGTCAAATTGAACAAATAAATCCAAATTTTTTACAAATTATTACAAAAAATGAACAAAATTGTATCAAAAAATATGTAAATTCTGAACACAATTTGAACTATATGAGTAAATTATGGGCTAAATATGAGAGTAGATTGAAATGGAATGAAAAGGCAAAAAGTAAAAGAAAACAAGAGTTTACAGAGAAATATGGGGAAAAATTTAAATAATTACTTAATAATCATTCTTAACTATGAGATACCCAATATAATTAAATTGAATTAAACTAAATAAAAGGGAACATAAAAAAATGGAATTTAACATAATGGCAGATAATACATTCGATAAATTATTAAAATTAAAATTCACTCATAAACAAGAAACCTTGTGCAAAGAAAATAATATTGATATTAACGAACAATATGAAATATTTAAAAAATGGCATTTAGATAAAAAAAGAACACGTAAATCATATTCAATGGCATTTAGTCGTTGGTTAAATAAAAATCCTAAAATCGAGCTATCTCTTGCTGAGAAAAAAGTTTTTACAAAAGACGTATTAGAGCAAGGAATAGAAACTACAAAAGATATTCTATCTGCAATTCTAACTCAGGATATAAAAGAAAAGATTATCTACAAAAAATTTATTTTGAAAGTAATCGAACATTATGGAAAAATCTGGAAAAGTAAGGACAAGGAATTTTTTATTGAAAGTGCGGTTGAAGAAACATTAAAAAATCTTCCATCTCATTTATTAAATTGTAATGAGGAACAGCTTTTAGATTACTGTAAAGGCTATTTTAAGCATTGGTTTGTCAATTATGAAAGCCAATATATGCCTAATGGTTTATATATCTTTAAAAAACACCAAATAGATTATAACAATACTTTAAAACCTGATCCAGATTGTTTAAAAAGTTTAAATTTTAGTGGCATTAATAAACATATAGTTATTGAAGATAAAGAAATTACTTTATTGGAAAAATATTTACCAAATAGTCAGAAATTTGTAATCCATACGCTATTTTATATAGCTAATAATCCAAATAAAGCAATTTTTGGAAAGGCACGTTATGATTATGAATTTAAACAAATACAAAATATTACAGGGTTACAATTTGAAACCTACTAAAAATGAAATAATACTACCAACTGCTGAGACTGTAAAAAAAGGTAACTATAAATATCTTGAGACTGCTAAAGCTGGTACTTTCATTTTAAAAAATGTTGATTGTGATATATTAAATAAATATTTATCTAGAAAGGATATTTCTAACTCACAATATAGTGCAGGCACAAAATATTATATGAATTATAAAATAGGTCATTCACACCCATCAACAGTATCAAGTATATATCAGGATAAAATACGTTCTAATTCTACTATGATTATATCTGACGCTATCTTAACAAATAAAAAACATTATAACGAGGCGAGAAAACACGTTCCCTACCGATATTTAAAGTTTTTTGAACACGTTGTATTGGATAATATGACATTATCAGAAGCCAATAAGATAAGTTTACGTTTAACCAATAAAAAAACACCCTTTAAGAAGTTTAAAGAGTGTTTAGATATTTTAGCCTATCATTACGGCTTTATATAGGTTTATTCTTCCTTCAAATTAAGCATTTTTAAATAATCTAATCCTAATTGACTAATAGGTAAATCAGGGTCATAATCTTGTAAATTTCTTAATTCAAATATTCCAGAATATGTAGGATAATCTTCATTTTGAATACAATCTAATTTAAATACTAAAAGATTTTTACCTTCAATATCTAATTCAATTAAATATTTTTCATCATCAGTTTTTAAACGATATGTCATTATTCTTCTCCTATTCTTTCTTCACTATAACCTATTACTAAAAAGTTATATCCAATGACATCATTATCATTAGATAAATTTAATCCAGATTGTTCAATTAATACTTTTAAAACTCCATTTTTATCATGCTCATCAAAATCTGCTCCAAACCATACACAACCACTTTTATTGTCTATTAATTCCCATTTTTTAGATTTTAAATCTTTCATCTGTTTTTTATTTAAAAATTTAGTCATTATTCTTCTCCCTCAATATCTCCAATAATTCCAACTTGGCAATCATCTCCATATTCTGTGCCAAAATAATTAGCTGATATTTTAACTTTGTTTAAAGCTTTTATTAGCTTAAATCTTTCATTTGACCAATCAACACAACCTTCTAATTTATCAAAAACTTTTTCTTCTTCATGTGCTTCTGTATAAATCGACCTAATTTCGTCTTGTGTAAGTTTTACATTAGACGTAACTTGATATTTTCTAACGTCTTGTGAATATTCCTCTATTTCGTATACATATTGTTTATCCATTTTTTTATTCTCCATTGTTTTTTTATAATTTTGACTCACTATATCCAAAGCCTATAAAATATGTCTCTATGGGCTTTAAATTCGTTTTAAAAGGGTATCTATATGACGTAGACAAGTATAAATAGGCTTGTTAATAGAAATACCAATTCTGCGATCTCTAATTTAGTCATTTGTTACACTCCATTAATAATTTTTGATTTGGTCTATTGCGAACCAGATTGAAAAAGTAATTGGTATTACTACTATAAATATAAAAGATATTATTAAAAAATAATCCATTGGTTACACTCCTATAAATTCAATATAAATAAATATTGATATTAAGACGATAAATATATACTGGTATATTTCTGATTTAGTCATTTATATATCCCCTTATAAATTCATTATTATTATGAAAGTATTCATAATTTACATATTCATTTTTAAAATTTACTTTTATATCTTTATCTTTTAATAAACTTATTAGCTTTGTAAGGTCGCAATCTTCTTCAAGATAAAAACACGCTTCAACAGTATTATAAAAACTAAAATCTGAAAAACTATTTAAAGGTATATTAAGTCCTATTAAATCGTATTTGCTGATTTTACCATATCCATGCGATTCGTTGTCGTAATGTTTTATTGTTATATTTTCCATTTAATAATCTCCATTTTTTAACATTCGTTTAATAATAATTCTTTTACTTTCTCATCATCTTTGTTTTTTAATGCTTTTATTATATTGTCATCTTCTAAAGCAATTCCAACGTCAATAAGATATTCACCGCATAAACTCATAAATTCTAATCTGTTCATTTTTTAACACTCCATTTTATTAGTTATATATATTAATTATCATTTAAAGAAAATAATTGCAAGTAAATAAAGAATAAAAAAAAATAAATTATTTCACCTTCTGCTATTGACTATTAAGATATTATCATTATAAGATACATATATATTAATTAACTAGGAGAAATAAAATGAAAGATACTTTAAATGAATGGCAATTTGTAGACCAATTTAAAAAGATTAGACCTAATCAATTTAGTCGTGAAGCATTATTTGTGTTATTTGATTTTTTTGAAGAGATTGATCCTGATATGGAATTTGATCCTATTGCAATATGTTGTGATTTTCAAGAGTTTGATAATTTCAATGATTTTAAATCTGATTGGGGTTCTGATATTGAAACAATAGAAGAATTACAAAATAATACAACAGTTTTAAAAATTCCAGAAAGTGATAAATTTGTAATACAACAATTTTAAATTAAATATATAAGATTAATTAAAGGGGGTTTTTAACCCTCTTTTTTTATTGATAAAATAAATAATTATTTACTTGTATTACTATTATTATTATCATATAAAGATACTATATTAATTAACAATGAGGTTTTAAGATGACTAATTCAACAAGTAAATATGCTATTAGTAGCGGTGATAAAAATGGTTTTTATTGTTTGTATCTTGAATGTTGGGATATTGGTTTCAATGGCAAAATATTTTATTGGCAACATCAAAAAAATCTATCAACTGATAAGGAAAAAGCAATTCAAAAGGCACGTGATTATATTGGTGTTTCTGATTATGATTTTGATGTTAATTTTAATTTAGATGATTGGGGAACTAATGATAAAGAAG